AACAGACTTGCAACGTGGCTTGGATTTCCAGATCGTTAAAACAAGCAAAGGTGGCTATGCAGACTATTCTACAAGTAAGTGGTCACGCAAAGAGTCAGCATTGACAGCAGAAGAACAAGCAGCCATTGATGAGCATGGCTTGTTTAACTTGTCAGACTTCTTGCCAAAGCAACCTACAGAAGTAGAATTAAAAGTCATCAAAGAAATGTTTGAAGCATCAGTGGATGGTCAACCATACGATGCTGACAAATGGGGTGCGTATTACAAACCATACGGTTTAGATACACCCAATGCAGCTCCTAAGGCTGTAGCGGCAGATGATGCTGATGATGCACCTGTTTCAGTAGCAAAACCAGCAGTTGTAGTAGAAGACGAAGATGAAGCACCAACTTCTACTGCTCCAGTAGAAGCAGCTAAACCTTCTAGCCAAAAGGCAGAAGATATTTTAGCAATGATTCGTAATCGTCAAAAGCAATAATATAATAGTAGCTTGCGTCTAAATAGTGGGGGAAGACGATCCCCCACTACCTGTTTATGCTATCTTATCTAGATCCGCTTCTTTTCCCCGACGAAATCCTGGTAGTTGAACTTGACCCAGGTCGTTTTGCCTATCCTATCTATAAAAATGGTAGTAGTGGCCTGCTTGAAAAATCTCGTTCTGTAACGGGACCGGAAGTCATTAAACATTTAAAAACTATAGAAGTATTTGTTCGTGAGCCGTTTGAACGTTATGTGTCGGGAGTACAAACATACTTACGCTATAATTCACATTTAGATCGTGCAACAGCACTGACAATGATTGATCAATACTTGTTTTTGGATCGCCACTTTGCACTACAGTTCCACTGGTTAGTAAACCTACAACGATTTAATAGTAATGTATGGATGACATTTCGTTCTGTAACAGAACTAGAGAATGAAATTGGAGAAACATGGAACACTCTAACACGTGATCAAACACTTGTAGATTATTTTAAAGAAAATCGTAAATTACATTTCTACCTACAGCTAGATAAAGTCTTATATTATGAATTCCTGGGACAGACTGTAACATTTAAAATGATATTGGCATATATTAAAAATACCTATCCTGGACTTTATGAAGAGGTGATTGAACGGAGTCAGCAATTATGCGCTGTCCTAGACTAGATCACTTTGTACGTTTTAATCACACTGGTAACGTAAGTCGTTGCGGTCATATGATCGGCGCTCCAGAGTTTGATACATTAGAAGCCATGGAATCAAGTCGTTGGTTACAAGACATTAAACAATCAATGGACAAAGATATTTGGCCCAAGGAGTGTGCTCGTTGCGAACAAACAGAACGTATATCAGGTATAAGCATACGTACACACAGCATCGAGTTTGATCAAACACAAACACAAAAAGACTACTTAACTGTGGGCGGAGTATTGGATAACGTATGTAATAGTGCCTGTATGACTTGTCACGAAGGACTAAGTACTAAAATTGGTAGTTTAAAATCAAAACAATATACTATAGTAGATAATACCAATCGATTCTGGTCATTGCCACAGGACCGTATTGTACACTTAGACTTAAACGGCGGCGAACCTAGCCACAGTAAAAACTACAAAGCAGTATTGGCTAATTTGCCACCTAATGTTGAAAGCATTAGATTGAATACAAACTGTAGCACAGTATTGCACAAATTGGTAGACCTAGTTAATCGTGGTATAAAGGTAACAGTGACAGTAAGCCTTGACGGTATTCGTGACGTACATGATTTTATACGTTGGCCCATTAAATGGGACAAGTTCTATACAAATCTAATGGAATATAAACGTATGCCAGTTAAACTAAATTTATGGACCACAGTCAGTCGATTGAATGTAAAGCAATTACCTGAGATCATTGCATTTGCAAAGTTACACGGTATAGATCATGAATACGCATATTTAAAACACCCAGCAGTATTAGATGTCGATAATCGAGACCAAGAGTCTTTGGATGCATATATACAAGAACAAAAACAATTAAGAGGAATGGAATGAAAATAGCAATTACGGGACATACCTCGGGTATTGGGCAAGCACTTGCTGAAGCATACTATGGCGACGAAATTGTTGGCTTAAGTAAACGTGAAGGTAATAACATTCGTAATATTCCAAAGATTGCCAGTCTAATAGAACCCTGTGACGTGTTTATCAATAATGCACAAGAAGGATTTGCACAAACAGAATTATTATTTGAAGTCACTCGTCGCTGGTCCAACACAGATAAACATATAATAGTTATTAGTACTATGATGACTCAACAGCCAGTAAGTGTGTTAGAAGGTATGGATGAGTATCGACTACAAAAAGTTGTATTAGAACAAGCAGTACAACAGCTACGATTTAAATATCCCTCAGGACCTAAAATTACCACAGTACGTCCGGGTAAAGTTGATGATCCTACAGAATGGGCACGTACACTAGTTAAGTTATTCAATACAGCCAAAGCCAATGGATTTGCTATACCGGACATATCTCTAAGATGACACCAAAAGAAGTATTAACTAACCCTGCATTTTGTCCTATGCCTTGGACCGGGCTAATGTACAACTTTGACGGCGATGTTAAAAACTGTATTCGTAGTGCCAATGTTATTGGTAATATTAAAAACGCACCAATCGAAAGTATACTGCACAGTAATAGTAATGTTGCTAGACAAGCACTAATACTTGATCAACAACAGCCTAGTAACTGCCGGCCCTGCCATGATTTGGAAGCAGGCAAAAAAAGTTTTGATATCATTAGCGATAGAAAATTTTACATACGTGAGCTTAAACAAATACCGCTAGATATATATCAAGCAAACAATTTTAATTTACATACAATTGATGTACGTTGGACCAACCTATGTAATTTTGCCTGCACCTATTGCGGCCCTAGATTTAGTAGTAAGTGGGCAAGCGAACTGAATATCAAACAAGATGTTCCAACCGAAGAACAACGTACCCAATTCAAAGAATACATATTCAAACATGCTCAACAACTAAAACATGTTTACCTAGCCGGCGGCGAACCGTTGCTAATGAAAGAGAATTTAGAGCTACTAGATCTATTAGATCCAGAAGTTAATTTACGTATTAATACAAATCTAAGTAAAGTAGATACTAGAGTATTTGATCGTATTTGCCAATTTCGTAATGTACATTGGATTGTAAGTGTAGAAACAATAGAAGAAGAATATAATTATATTCGACATGGCGGCAGCTGGGATGATTTTTTGGATAACCTAATTGCTATCAAGAAACTAGGACACAAAATAAGTTTTAACATGTTGCATTTCATATTAAATTACCAAAGCGTATTTGGCTGTGTGGACTATTTAAAAAATATGGGTTTTCATAATAATAGTTTTATCATTGGACCGTTGCTTACTCCAGAATACCTAAACATTAGACATTTACCAGATTCTGTGCTACAATCAGTTAAGGAAACATTGGTAAAAAAGATTAGTGAACAACCTGGTTATCTACTTGAAGATAGCTATAAGAATATGTTAAACTATTTAGAACAACCAATTGAAAAAGATTTTGCAGGTTCTTTGGAACAGCTATATATACTGGATCAAAGACGCAATTTAGACAGCAGTAAAATTTTTAAAGATTTATATAACATCAAGGAAAACTATCATGGCAACTAAACCATTCGACGTAAGCAAATTTCGCAAGAGTATTACTAAAAGTATTGACGGCATTAGTGTTGGATTTCAAGATCCTACAGATTGGATCTCTACTAACAACTATGCATTAAACTATCTTATCAGTGGTGACTTTAACAAAGGTGTACCGCTAGGTAAAGTTACTGTGTTTGCTGGCGAATCTGGTGCAGGTAAAAGTTTTATTTGTTCTGGAAATTTAGTAGCCAACGCACAAAAAGCAGGCATTTATGTTATCTTAATTGATACAGAAAATGCACTTGACGAAAAGTGGTTACATGATTTAGGTGTAGATACATCAGAAGATAAATTACTTAAACTTAATATGGCAATGATTGATGACGTTGCTAAAATGATTTCAGAGTTTGTTAAGGAGTATAAAGTTATTCCTGAAGCAGAACGTCCTAAGGTCCTATTTGTAGTCGACTCGTTGGGTATGTTACTTACACCCACAGACGTTAACCAATTTGAAGCAGGCGACATGAAGGGTGATATGGGTCGTAAGCCTAAAGCACTTGCCGCACTAGTTCGTAACTGTGTTAATATGTTTGGTAACTTGAACATCGGCCTAGTAACTACTGCACACACATACGCAAGTCAGGACATGTTTGATCCGGATGACAAGATTTCAGGCGGTCAAGGTTTTATCTATGCATCTAGTATTGTTGTAGCTATGCGTAAGTTAAAGCTCAAAGAAGACGAAGATGGTAACAAGGTATCAGAAGTTAATGGTATCCGTGCCGCTTGTAAGATTATGAAAACTCGTTACGCTAAACCGTTTGAGTCAGTACAAGTTAAGATCCCTTACGAAACAGGTATGAATCCTTACAGTGGACTAGTTGATATGTTCGAAGGCAAAGACTTGCTTAAGAAAGAAGGCAACAGTTTAGTTTATACACTAACTGATGGTACTATCATTAAACAATTCCGTAAGGCATGGGAACGCAACGAAAACGATTGCTTAGATAAAGTAATGGCTGACTATGCAGCTAATCCACATCATGTTGTTGCCGCTACTGCAACAGTTGATGAAGAAACAGGCGAGATTGTTGAAGAAGTAGAAACAAAAACCAAGAAGTCTAAAAAAGAGGAAGTTGCAGAATGACTATAGATGTAGAAGTTCTTAGCGAACTATATACCATTATGAAACAGTACGTTCCTAGTAAGGATCGTCAAGAGTGTGCAGATAACCTAATGAGTGTTATGGTTGATATGTTAGGCGACCAAGAGCTTAAAGAGTTTGGCACTACTGATGCTACACTTAAACGTGCTCTTAAAGAGTATACAGCCAATGACGAAGTTGAAGATGAAGATTCTGACGGGGACGAGTGGTAATCTGTGTGGTATAATAAGATAGTTTCAAACTTAGGCGAAATTCCCGCTTTTATAGATTACTATGAGCGGGAATTAATTGCGG